AATTATTTCAACAGCAGGCTTTCTGCCTGTCTCCTTCTAGTCAATCCTTTGAGCACTCTACCGGCTGCTTTGTCCCACTTGAGACACTCTAGAGCAGCCTCTTCCCAGTTCTTCTCGTTGATCCTCTTCCTGAAGGTACTGATACGAAGGTTACCTAGTCCACAGTTGTAGGCCCATGACAGCACAGCAGCCTGTCGCCTGGGTGGTTCATCCTTCAGACTGGGACAGAGCTTCATCACACCCACATAGAAGTACTCCATGTGCTCGTCTAAGCCTTTCTCACACTGCTCCATAGTCCAGATTGTGTCTGGATTGATATCAGGGCCAGTAGAGCCATAGCCGATAGTCCACGGGTGTCCGCCTGTGCCCGGATCAGGATACGCTTTGACCCTACCGTCAGGCAGAACCTTAGCGCATCCTTCAAAGGGCTTGACTAGAACATTCTTACATAGTTCAATTGCGGGATTCACGTTTCTCAATGCTCCTACCGACAAAGAAGAAGGAGAGAATCATCATAAGCATACTAAAATCATCTGCCGTCCAAATTTCATCAATAAGCTGACTTGCAGGAATTCCGCTATTGACTGCGTATGACACAGTAATGATTTTTACAGCCGTATATAGTCCAAACATCAGCCAAGTGATTCCAGGTCGAACCAACGCTGAAATACTGGCAACCCACTTGTATGCTTTACTGTCTGCCTCTGCTTGTTGCTTAAAAGCCTCACCAATGGCGTCTATCTGATGAATGCTATGGTCTACATAACGCTCTTCCATGCGGTACTCACCCCGCATCTTCTCTAGGTCAGTCTGAAGAGAAAACATCTTCAGTTCGTGGCTTCGTTCATCTTTGCGGTCAAGCCACTTCAGTACCTCCGGGGCCAGCCGGAACAGGCCACCGAAGATACTACCTAGAAGACCGCCTCCTAGCATTTCAAACATCTTATTCCTCCGGGAATTGCATCACAGGGGCACGCTCGGTCAGTCCCAGTTCCCCAGGAACAACAGAAGCAAGACCACCGAAGAGTCCAGCAGAAGCCGTATTCTTGCTAAGACGAAGGATCAAGTTCCTTGCCTTGTCAGTCACTCGCATAGAGTTGGCCTGCATTTCTTCGATCAGCTTCACAGCATCCGTCAGAGACTTACGATCCTGTAAGAAAGACATGATCTCCTCTTGCTCTGCCTTGCTTGCCCTGTTCTGAGTGAACCGGGAAAAGACATTCAAGAACACACGAGGAGCACTGAGAATTTGGTTTCTGAGTTCTCCTGCAATCTGTTCCGGACGAGAGCCAGTCATGGCCTCGAAGCCGGTCTTCTGAGTCAGTCCGATGTTGATACCACCCTTCAGAGGGAACTGTTGCAGCCTCTGAGCAGCATCAAACAGCATCTTGACATCCTTGGAGTAGGCTTCTCCAAACACAGCATTCAGCGTCTTTGCATTGTCGTCAAAGAACTGAACCTTGTTAGAAGAATTCAAGCCAATGTCAAGCAACGCAGACTTCAGACCACGCTGAAGAGACTTGTCAGTACCGGCGGTAGCGATCAGATCACGCAGGGCTTCCGGGTTGTTCAAAGAACGCTGAACATAACCTTGAAATCCGCCTGCGGCAGTCTGAGAACGGCTCCAAACATTGTCGAGCTTTTCAACAGCAATGTTGCGTTGTTCTTCCAACAGCCTTGCACGGGTGTTCTTCAGTTCTCCAACATTGCGACCAATGGTTTCTAACTCTCCACGCAGACCAGGAACTTGGTCAATGATTTCCTTGTTCTGGTTAATGAAGCGAGTCAGTCCACGGACATCAATACCGTCTGGTTTTACGATACCGGCAGTATTACCCAGTTTCAGAATCATTGCATCACGAACAACCTGCTGAGTCTCAGGAGAGTTGTCAGTAGCTGCCAGAATCTGTCTCACAGCCGACGGCTTATTGGACAGCACAGGAACCACGGACTCCACGAACCTTGCACGGTCAACAGACAGTACACCCTCTTCAGAGAAGGGGATACCTAAACGCTCTGCATACTCACGGTCAAGCTGCTTATAACTGTTAGCAAAGCCTTCGTCCATCGTGCCGATAGCGCCATCAACCTGACGCTTGAGAGCAGTCAGCAGACGGGCTTGGTCAGCATCTTTGGTCTGAGACAGTGCCTTGTTCAAAGCACGCTTGAGAGAGTCTACATCCTCCACGCCGATTGGCTTGTAGGTGCCTTCAACAGACCTTACAAGGTTCGGATACTTCTCAGCAAACTTACCGGACACAGGTGCCCTGGAAGGGGCTAACAGCGTGTTAATCTTAGAATAGAGTTCAGGGAACTTGTTAAAGACATCATCTGCACGAGAGTCCTTGACGAATCGGTGAAGAACCGCCACAGAGGTAGAAGGCATCTCAATGCCAGACTCTTTAGCACCTTTCAGAAGATCGTCATACTTAGGACTCATTTCCTTCTTAATGCTTTGTTCTTTAGCATTCAGGAGGTTTGTGATCCGTTGTCCAATAGCGCCCTTGCCATCGTCCAAGCGCACAGCGTCAGCAGATAGGTCAACAATCCGATCATCAAGGTCTTCAATTCGCGTCTGAAGAGACTGTTGTTGTTCTGCTGCAACACGTTCACGACGGGCGTTTTCAGCCTGCACACGGGCTGCTTTAGCTTCTGCAACCTGCGATGCCCTTTCTCCGCTAACGCCTAAACGACCACGAGCAGCCGCAAGTTGTTTCTTAGCCTCTTCTTCCTGTTGTCGCAATAGAGCCGTAAGCGGAGCATTCTCGCCACGGGAGGTGATAGAACGAGCAAAGTTCTCTAATGTAACATCGCCCTTGGCAGCAGCCAGTACAGGAAGACTTACACCCAACTGACGTTCAATATCAAAAGCCTCTTGTAGCGAAGGAGCTAACTGAGGATTGGATGTATACGCTTGTTGAATCTGAGCAGCGCCACGGATGCGTCCAAGTTGTTCTGCTGCCTGTTGAGGTGCCGTAGCCCTGCCACCAAGCAAAGCAGCGGCAGTCTCTGGGACATTGCGAATAAGTGTATTGGCACCGAGGCCGCCTACCGCACCGCCTGCAAATTCACCAAGAGGACGGTATTGTTCACCAACTTTCTGAGCTACTTGCTGACCAAGTTCACCACCAACAATGCCACCAGCAGCACCAATAGCGCCCTCAGCAGCAAGTTGTCGGCCAGATGTCGGAACCAAGGCTTTGGCTAGGTTAGAAGCATACGGAGCAGCTCGTCCACCGGCGGTCAATGCTTGAAGAGCACGGGCAGCAGCGGCCATCGGAGGAACTGCCGCAGCGCCTGCTAAAGCATTCTGAAACATTCGCTCAGAGGCGGATAAAGTTGGAACAGCCGCAGGAGCCGTTGGCTGTCCCTCCGTAGGAATTGCTGCTTGTCCACTAACGGGTGCTAAATCTCTTGCAATCTCATCAATTTCTGCCTCAGAAAGTTCACGGTCAGTTTTGATCCTTTTTCCGTTAATGGTATAAGTAGGCATATCAATCCTCTTCTACAGTGTAAGTAACGCCGCTGGCAGTTCGTCGTGGAGCTTTTTGACTACTCTCTAAGATACCACCGAATGCAACATCAATGTCTTCGTTCTTAAACCCGGCACGACGAGCAAGTTCGCGTTGCGTATCCAGTTCACGCTGAATGCTTTCTCCTTGCTTCTTCTTCAGCACTTGTGCATAAGACCGAAGTTTCTTTAAGGTGTCTGCTGTTGGAGTACCTTGAACCAGACGGGCAACAACGTCAGAGACAGTGCCGACGAAAGCCGGATCAGTCCGGTACTTTTCAACGTCCTGATTGCTAAGTTGCGTGTCACCAGATGCCTTAGCAAGTGCAGATGCAAGACCGGCAGCAGACGCAAAGTTATTCGTTTTCAGAGCATCGTCTGCAAGCGTAACCGCACGAGAGGCAGACTCATAGCCACGGCGAGCATCAGCAATCGTTCCAAGAACCTTAGAACGAAGTCCAGGAACATCTTGAACTTCCTTAACTCCAGGAATCTGTACTGCACCCGCAGCAGCCCTTTTAACACCGCGATCAAGCAAGGTGCGGTTGACAGCTTGTGTCTGTTCGGCGGAATACTGATCTAACGTGCTCTTGGAACCAAAACCAAGTTCATTTGCAACAGCAGCAAATTCTGCCGGTGTTTTTACATTCTTTTCTTCTTCAGTGAATCGCTTGAGAACAGAGAAATCACCAGTTGTCGTAAACTCTTGGATACTTTCAGGAGTATAGTTCTTTGCATTAGCCCTGACAAACTCTTGAATTGGGTCTTTGGATGCTTTCTCACGACGACGCTGTTCAGTAAGTGCCCTTTCCGACTCAATTTTAACACCAGACAGCATCATCTGTTGTGCCTGCATCGCAGCCTGCTGTGCAGCCTGGGGATTGACCTGTCGCAGAGCATTAGCATACTGCATCATACCTTCCGCAGTCGTGGTATCAAACTGACTAGCCAACTGACGCAACTGCGAAGCCTGCTCAAGCATCGGATCACGAGCACCTAAGGCACGACCAATACCAGTAATGCCTTCGTAGATACCGGCAGCAACACGCTGTTGCGGGTTGAGGTTAGCAAACTGTAAGGCACGCTGCCGATCAACTTCAGCTTGGGCCTGTTCAGGACTCATTCCTTGGTTCAGTAAACCAAAAAAAGGATTACTCATCATTCCGTCAGCCATTATTAACCTCCGAACAGTTTACCAATTAACTTAGACACCGGATCAGCCAAAGCGCCGACAACTGCGGTGTTTCGGTTGAAATCAGCAGCCTGCTGTGCAGCCTGTCCTTGTGCCTGGATCGCAGCAGCCTGACGAGCCGCAGCAGTCACAGGATTTCCTAAGCCAACACCCATCTCAAACGGCTGCATTCCTGTCTGTTCCACATTCGCGGCCTGACGGAAGCCAGCGTTGAACGGAGCCAGTGCAGATTCTTGTGCAACATAACCACCACGCTGAAGGTTAAGAGCACCACCAAGCAAGCCTTGTCCAAACTCAACTTGCCGCTGACCCATCTGCTGTGCCTGAGCAGCCAACTGAGCATTACGCTGCTGCTGTGCATTGTAGAAGGCTTCCATAGCCGGATTAGCAGCACGCAGACCAGGGGCACCGCTAGGAGTAGCGCCAGTAGCACCCATTGCAAGACCGCCAGTACCGCGACGGAACTGCTGCGTCTGCAGCTGTGCCAGAGCACGCTCATCCAGAGGAGCTAACAGTTCTTGCTGCTGTGCAAGATACTGCTGTGCCGCAGCCTGAGGAGACTGTGCAACGTACTGTTGACCTAAGCCAAACAATCCTTGAGCAGCTTGGTTGACTTGGCCTTGCATGGCTTGCTGCTGCTGTGCCTGTTGCAGTGCTCCGCCGGAGATACCGAGCAGAGCCTCACGCATAGCAGCCACATCAGGAGCCACTTGGTAGCCAGCGCCCATGAGTTCACCCGTGGGGCTAAACTGGAAGCCACTACGACCAAAGCGAGTGGTGACGCCAACAGGGCGGAACTGCGAAGCCTGTGCTTGTTGTGCGGCCAACTGAGCAGCGTTACTACCGGCCTGATTAGAGGCATAGATGTTGCCTGCGGTGCCGATCAGGTTACGGAACAGTCCGGTTAGATCAACGCCAGAGGTGGGAGCACCACCGGCAGCAGTAAAGCCGGTCTGCATTGCAGCAGGAATCGTACCTAACTGATTGTCGCCCAGCAAAGAGAAACTAGTAGCCATTAGTAGGTACCTCCATCAACGGTACCATTGAATGTACCAGACAATGTTAGATTAGCCATCGTTGTGGTTCCCGTATGCGTTCCATTGTTAGCGTCAGGCTTAGAGGAAACGGCAGAGGCAATGTTATTGTACTC